CTCGAAGGCGGCCCGCAGGCGAGCTGGTTGGATTTCTGGCGCGACGTGTCGAGCGGGGGCGCCAGTGTCGGGATCGCGACCGGCAGCCTCGGGACCGCCCCGGTCGAAGGCGGGCAGGCGCCCGAAGGGCCGGCCGGCGAGACCGGCCCCGCCGGCCCGACCGGCCCCGCCGGCCCGACCGGCCCGCAGGGCCCCGCCGGGCCGACCCCGGCCCTGCTCGAGACCTTTGTGACCGCGGCCCCCGAGCCCGGCCTCGCGAATCACCGGCAGCTCGTCGCCGGCAGTAATGTGACCCTGAGCACCGCGACGCCTGGCTGGCTCGTGATCAGTGCCGCGGCCTCGGGCGGGTCCGGCGGCATGAATCTCGATTACCTCGGCGACTTCGCGCCGGGGCCCGTCTATAACGACGGCGATATCGTGATCGGCGCCGATGGGGTTGCCTACCTGTGTGTCGTCGACGGGACCACGACCCCCCCGGAGCCCTGGCCCGGGGTCGGGGTCGCCGTCAATGCCACGGTCGACGCGAGTTATTGGGTTGTGTCGGCGCATGGCACCTTGACGAACGAGCGCGTACTGAGCGCGCTCGCGAACGGCTACGTGAAATCGACGGCGGGCGAACCGTCGACGATCGCGATCATTCCGATCACCGACGGCGGCACCGGCGCCTCGACCGCGGCGACCGCGCGGACCAACCTCGGGATCGGCACCGTCGGCCCGCTGAATCTCAACGGCAACGCCGCGACCTTTCTCAACGGGGCGGGGGCCTGGACCGCGCCGGCCGCCGGGGTCCCCTCGGGATCGATCCTGTTTTTCACGACGCCCTGCCCCGCCGGCTATACCAGGGTCGCGGCCTGGGACGGGCGCTATGTCCGCATGGGGCCGTCGCACACCACCGGGGGCGCCTCGACGCATGCGCACGGGCCCGGGTCGTTTGCGTCGCAAGCCCACGTCCACGGGTCGAGCGCGCTCACCGTCGGGTCGCATAAACATGCGTCAGGGACCTTAACGGTCGCGTCGCACACGCACAGTACGCCCGGCAGCACGACCAACACGAACGGGGATCATGCGCATAACGTGAGCGGGCAGACCGGGCCCGATAGTGCCGGCGTGATGACCTGCGACGCCGGGGGCGACGGCACCATGTCGCGCGGCACCCATTCGCATTCCTATAACGTGAGCTCGTCGGTCGCCGGGGATCACAATCACACCGTACCGTCGGGGACCTCGGGCAGCGCGAGCCCGGATGTGAGTGGCGATACCGCGACCGCGACCGCGACGACCGTCGGCTCGACCGATTCGGCCGGCGGCCTGGCGATCACCGGCGCCTCGGATGCGCAGGCGAACGCCCCGCTGTATGTGGATTTTTACGCCTGCCAAAAGGACTAAGCCCCGATGACGCTGCCTTTCGACGACGAGCTCGGCAAACGGCATTTCGAATTCTGTTTTGTGGGGTTTATCCTCGGCGGCAGTCTGCTTGAGAAGAAAGGGATCGCGGTCCTGCGTCGTGAAATGCAGCTGTTTGAAAAGCTCGAAGCGATCAGCGAAGTGAAACCCTGCGGCAAAAAACTCGTGAACGGCGAGGCCGATCGGCAGCTCGTCGCCGGGGGCGCGCTGCAGATCGATGGGGCCGAATTCGATATGCTCTTCAACTACATTTCGATCGTCCCGTGGCAAACGGGATCCCCTGTGCGACACGCGCTCGAGACCCTCGATTGGTTGACGCATCATGGCCGCACCTAATCCCGCGTCGACCGAATGGGTCCCGATCTGGCACCCCATGTCGACCGGGCCCGTCGGGCCCCAGGGCCCGCAGGGGATCCAGGGGCCGACGGGGCCGACGGGGCCGACGGGCGCCCCGAGCACCGTGCCGGGCCCGCAAGGGCCGATCGGCCCGACCGGCCCGACGGGCGCAACGGGCCCGACCGGCGCGACGGGCGCCGATAGCACCGTGCCGGGCCCGCAAGGGCCGCAAGGGATCCCGGGCCCGACGGGGCCGACCGGGCCCACGGGCGCGACCGGCGCGACCGGGCCCGCGGGCACCGACAACCCGACGCATGTCGTCGGGCCGGCGAGCGCGGGCGCCAATAAGATCGCGCTCTATGACGGCACGAGCGGCAAGCTCCTGAAGAATTCGACGACGGGGATCGATGACGCAGGCGGGATCTATGAACGGGGCCGTAGCGTACCGATGGGGGAATGGATCGACATTCCCTACAATGCCGCGAATTTCACAGCGTCGACGATGACCTGGACGGTACAGGCCGCCGACCTTTTGGTCTTCAAGTACACCGTCATTGGGAAGACCTGTACCCTGATCCTACATATCAACGCGAGCTCACTAGCAGGGACCCCGACGACCACGCTATATGTCGCGCTGCCGGCCGTGTTGATGCCGACTTCGTACTTTCGGATCCCCTGTCAAATCTATAACGGGCCGGGGGGCTGGCGCGCGGGGGCCCTGGGCGTGAATGTCGGCGTCGCACGGATCACCGTGACCGATATCAACTTGGTCACGACCTTTGCTGTGAGTGCGGATTCGACCTATGTCTTGGGCCAGATCACGTTTGAGCTGCAATAGGGGGGATTGTCCATGAGTGTCGGCCTGCCTGCCACGAAACAAGAGATCGACACGCGCGCCGGCGACCTCGCGCGCACGTTTCAGCGCGCCTTCGGCGATGTGGTCACGATGCAAAACTATCTGCTCGCGACCCCCAATGCCGACCTCGAGGGGCTCGGCTATACCGCGGCCGAGGTCGCCGACCTGAAAACGGCGTTTGCGGATCTGCAGCAGCTCGGCGAGATTTGGATCGGGGCCGAGGCCCTGGCCGCGCCCAAAGACTTCCGCACGTTTGTGTCGCGGCTGTGGGGCGTCGGCGCCTTCTAGACGGGCCCTGGCCGGCCGCCGGCGGCCCGTGGCGCGCGCCGGCCGGGGTTGGGCGATACTAGGGCGCATGGCCGCCCCGGCTGACCTCTGGCGCGCCCTGGCCCACTTGCAGGCCGCGCGCCGCCTGCTGCGCGAGCTCTTCGCGCTCGACGCGCTGATCCCGCTCAACAAGGCGATCGCGGCGACCGAGCGCCGCCTGGCCCGCGACCGGCCCGCGCAGGGCGCGCTCGAGCTCGAGCTCGAGGCGCCGACGCTCGAGCCCGATCACGTCTGACGGCTGGGGACCAGGCCGCCCGGCAACGCTGGTCCCCGCGCCCGGTCCCCAGGCCGGAAACGCGCCGCAAACCCCGCAAGGGATGCAGCCCTTTCAAGGCTAAAACACGGGTTCGAATCCCGTCGGGGACGCCACCCCTAAGTGATTGATTCTAAACGCTCGAGGCCCTGGGATTGTCCGAAGGCCTAAATAATGTTATCGTCAGGGCCGGTCAGGAAAGTGTTAAGAAATGGCCGGGGCCGACCGGGCCTGGTCCCCAACGGGGGGCCGTTTTGGTCCCCATGGTCCCCAAAACTCTGAAAGGGCTCGAGCTGCAATGACACCCGATAACACCCCCGCCCCCTCACCGATCGCCGACCTCCCCGCCGGCATCAGCTGGGAACCCAAACGCCGGCAGTTTTGTGTCGAGGTCAGGGTCAGACCCTACCCGAAAGCGCGCGAGCGCTTCGCGGCGACGACCCCGCTCGGCGTGATGCTCGCCTGGCGGCACAGCACGATCAACCGGCTCACCGACGCGCGCCGGGTCGTCGACCGGGCCGCGCAGGCGACGGCCGACCCGCTGGCCCCGACCGGGGCGCCGGCGCCCCTGGGGACCTTCCGCGCCGATGTCGAGGTCTACATCGCCGACAAGATGCCGGCCGCGCTCAAGAAGACCCAACCGCAGTGGATCCGCTACCTGCGGACCGCGGCCCGGTCCGACCTCGGGCGCCTGCCGCGGCAGCTGATCACCGGGCGGCACTGGGCGACCCTGCTCGACGCCTGGATTCGCGACGGGATCCCCGCCGAGCTCGGCGACGGCCACCGGCGCCGGGTCGTGAAACCGAAACCCATTTCGATCGCGACCGCGCGCAAGGTCCGGACCTGCTGGATCAGCTTCTATAACCTCATGGACAAGGGGCTGGATCTGCCGAACCCCGCGAAGCGCTGCCCCCGCCCGAAGGACCCGGCCGGCGAACAGAACCCCGAGCCCGGCGGGATCCCGCTCGAGGATGCGCTCGCGATCGTCGCGCAGCTGCCGAAGGGTTCGCGCACCGGCGCGCGGATCGCGCTGATGGTGCTGCTCGGCCTGCGCCCCTGCGAGATCATGCGGATCGAGGCCGCGAAAGACTGGCACCGGCGGAACAAAACGCTGTACGTGCGCACCGCGAAGCGCGGCCGGCCCCGGACCCTGCCCCTCGAGCCCGCGGCCGTCGCCGCGCTCGAGCTGCTCGACACCCATCCAAAAGGGGGCTGGGGATCGTTCACGTCGGCACCGGCGGCCCGCATGTTTCACGCCGCGGTCGCGCGCGCCGGGATGACCCATTACGAGCCCCTCGTGCCGTACGCCATGCGGCACACCTTCGCGACGAATGCCTACGCCCTGACCGGGGACCTGAAGGCCGTCAGCGAAGCGATCGGGCACAAGTCTCTCAAGATGACCGAGCGCTATGTCGAGGCCGCCGTCAGCGCGCAGGTCGGATCGTTGTTCGGGAAGGTCGTCGCCGCGAATCCCAAGCCCAAGGCCGACGACCAGGCGCGCGACCGCGGGGGCCTGCGCGCCGTCGGTAATGGCGCATAGTGGCGCGAGCGCGCCCCTACAGCTGAGGTCAAGCAGAATTTACAATCGGATCGGCCGCGCGGGATCGCCTCGCGCGGCCGTTTTTTTTCGGTCCGCAAAAACTTGCGATCAGAACATGCCGGCGCGCGCAGGGCCCGTGATAGGCTTGGCGGCCTTCAGACGAGCGCGCTGCTGACGCGCGCGATCGCGGGCGGATCCTAGCTGCTCGCGGGCCTCGGAAGTTTTTTGCGGAAGGGGGCGCCGTGACCTCACGGATCGAACTATTGCGCGCTGCGCATGAGTGGACGCGGGTCGAGCTCGCGACGCGGGCCGACGTGACCGAGGCAACCGTGCTGCGCGCCGAGCGTGACCCGCTCGCGGTCCAGGGGCGATCGCTGGCGAAACTCGCGCATGCGCTCGACGTGCCGGTCGCCGAGCTGCTCGTCAGTATCGACC